CCAGCAGTTCCATTGCTACCTGCGGAGCCCGAAGCTCCACCCGCTGCACCACTGGAACCTACAACGGATGTTGCATCACCAGCACCACCAGAAGCAGAGCCTCCGCCACCTCCACCACCACTAGTACCGCCTCCAGAACCTCCAAAAGCTCCAGAATTTTCTAAAAAGAAAGGAGAGGCAGCACCAACATTTGCGGCGCCATCAGCGGCTTTTCCACCTGCCGCACCGGGATTACCAGCTCCGCCAGCACCACTGTTTCCAGGAGTAGTTGTAAATAGGCCTACACCGGGATTACCAGCAGCCCCACCATTTCCGTTAATCGTATTTCCGGCTCCGCCACCAGTTCCACCGGTAGTCCCTATGAAGTTTACTATGGTTCCAAAAGAAGAATTGCCACCATCACCACCGGCAGTGCCTGCGTGACCATCACTAGTTAATGTCGAAACCGCTCCCCCGGTTCCAGCAGTACCAGCGGCACCAATAGTTATGGTGTAAGAAGTTCCAGGAACTACCGTTGCAAGATACATCATAGATGGCGCTTGTCCACCTGATCCACCGGCTCCTCCGCCCCCGCCTCCACCATTGGCGCCATTTCCACCTGCTCCACCCCCGCCTCCGCCACCTCCGCCTGTTCCGCCTCTTCCCCAGAGAGTTATATTCGTAACCCCTGCAGGTGCAATCCAAGTTCCAGAAGACGTAAATATCTTTTTAACGTATTTTGCCATCTATTCCACCCACTGAACTATGAGGTATCCATCTGTACCTGCTGCACCTGCACTACCATTCCCACCAGCAGTGCCAGTTGTAGCTAATGCTCCGCCTCCGCCACCTCCGCCGCCTCCAGATCCGCCTGTTCCAGCGGTTGTTGTTGCAGCGGCTGGTGCATTTCCTCCAGCAGAACCTGCGGCACCACCAGCTCCACCATTTGTACCATTCTGTCCAGCGGCATCTCCAGCTGGAGATGAAGCACTAGCTCCACCTCCACCACCATTAGTAGTTCCGCTACCGCCAGCGGCTCCTCCTGTCCCAGGTGTTCCGCTCGAAAACCAAGGAGCGGTAGCTCCAACAGGAGCCGAACCGTTCTTTCCAACAAGACCTGCTGTTCCACCGTCACCACCAACTACAGCAATTATACCAAAAACACCTGTACCGCTGTTACCACCAATTCCGGTTGTTGAAATGCCACCAGCAGTTCCAGCCCCTCCACCGCTGCCACCTTGAAAGGACATAAGAGAGCTAAACGATGTATTTCCACCGTTTCCACCGTTTCCACCAGCAGTTCCCGTTGATCCTGCAGCAGCAGCGGTTCCTCCAGCTCCTGATGCACCAGCTGTTCCGCCCAATCCAATAGTTATGGTATAAGCAGTACCAGGAACCACTGTGAGTTCATATGCGAGAGAAGGCACCGAACCACCGCTTTGACCTGAACCTCCACCTCTACCTCCAGCAGTAGTCGAACCACCACCGCCTCCACTACCACCACTTCCGCCACCAGATCCACCTCTTCCGAAGACTACAACCATGGTAATGCCTGCGGGGCAAGTCCAGGTTCCACTAGTAGTAAAAAGTTGTCGTACCGATTTTGACATTATTCAATCCACACAATGACTATTTGCCCATTACTTCCTGTTGCACCAGTTGCACCAGCTCCGCCAGCAGATCCGGTTGTAACAGTGGCTGCTCCGCCTCCGCCACCTCCGCCGCCACTTCCACCGGCTCCCGCAGAAGAACTTGGAGGACTAGGAGCGGCACCACCAGCTCCACCGCTTGTACCTGTTGTTCCACCGATTCCGCCAGCTCCACCATTTGAACCCGTAGCATTGGCAGCAACAGGAGCAGCACTTCCGCCGCCGCCGCCGCCACCATGAGGAGGTGTACCAGCTGCGCCTCCAGATCCACCGGTTCCATTAGAAAAAAATGGAGAAATTGCTCCAACAGGAACAGCACCAGTAGTACCAGCGCTCCCTGCTGTTCCACCATTACCACTTGTTGGACCTTCATCATTAAACACTCCAAAGCCAGCCGTACCCCCAGTGCCTGTAGTGGTTAATGACGCCGCACCTCCAGCTGCGCCTCCAGAACCTGGTTGAAAAGCAAGAAGACTACCAAATGTAGAAGAAGTTCCTACAGATCCAGCTGTACCTGCTGAACCCGCTGCTCCACCTGCTGCAGCAGTTGCTCCAGCACCGCCAGCACCACCTGCTCCACCAGAACCAATAGTTATAGTGTATGTGGTTCCAGGAACAACAGTGATTTGATATGGTAATGATGGAACCGATCCACCAACACCACCGGCCCCTCCGCCTCTAGCTCCCAAAGCAGTGCTTCCGCCTCCGCCTCCGCCACCTCCGCCGCCACCGCCAGCACCACCCCTACCCCATACAACAACTGTGGTAATGCCCGCAGGGCAAGTCCAAGTTCCAGAAGAAGTAAATGTTACCTTAGTGTATTTGGACATATTATCCTATTGTCCACCAGTTTCCGGATACATCTGCCGTCAAGACCAAAGATCCGTAATTGGTTTGATATACTTTTGAAGCAGCCAGTCCCTCGATCAGCTCAGAAGCATGTCTTGCAATGGTGATATTGTTTGTCTGAGCGTTTCCTGAAATATCAACAATTGTTAGCGTTCTTCCATTAGTAGGCGTAGGCAACGTAATAGTTATCCCAGCGCTTTGGTTGCAAAAAATAATATCATCCGTTGTGGTAGTATCTACTGTCAAACTACCCGTAATAGTTCTAGTAGTTCTAATCCAACCGCCATTGACGGTATGGAGATCAGTGCTTGCGCTTTGAGGACCAAGAGTTACGCCGGTTGCAGCCACTCTCATATGTTCCGCAGAAGTTACGGAACCGGTGGGGGTTGCCTGAAACTGTAGATAGGTCATGTTAGAAGTATTTGTAAAGTTTTCACCGGCAACAATGTTCATCACGCCAGTAGAAGCTGCAGCAAACTGAGAAGTTCCATAGCCTCTGCCAGAAATCACGCTCAGCGTATCTCCGCTCTGAGTAGCCGTTGGACTCAGTAAGGTACCTCTGGCAAATCTACCTCTATATCCGGTTGTCGATCCGGTTCCATAACCAGTCATTTGAACTAGCTTAGAGGCACCAGAAGTATTAACCCCATCGATCATTACCGTAGTTGCAGGCTGAACTCCAATACCTAATGCGTTATTGACAGAATCATGCACAAAAGATGTACTATTAATAACTAAAGCCGATGTAGAAGCAGGAATGATATTTACTGTTCCAGTGAAGGTTTTATTGCCAGCAAAACTTTGCGTAGCAGTATTTACCATACCAGGATTAGAAACAGAGGCACTTTGAGTAGATAAAGTGTTCCCCGAGATAAATAGGCCATTGGAGTTAGCGTTGGTATCAATAGCGCCAATAGTGGTTACCGTACCAAGCATCGTGTTCACTTGAGAGACTGTTAAATCAGTAACATTAGCAGTAGAGCCAGTATTGTTCCCCTTCAATGTATCTGCAGGTGCTTGTGCCAACTTAGAGTTACTGACAACGTTGGCTTGGATTGTGGTTGCACCCGAGCTTGCAATATTAATATCACCCGACATCGTAACAGCGGCTGGCTGATTCGATCCATTACCAACATAAATATCGTTAGTAGGAAGAGCTAGCATATAAGGTGCAGTCAACGGAGTTCCGTTCCATACGCCAGAAGTAATAGTTCCAACAGAAGTTAAAGAGGAGGAGACGACAGTACTATTTAAAGTAGTACCCGTAAGAGTTCCTGCAGGAGCGACCACTACACTAGTAGATGCGGCGGTTATCAGTCCTTTGGCATTGACAGTAAACGATGGAATAGCAGTAGAAGAGCCAAAAGATCCTACATTTGAATTTACAGTAGATAATGTAAACGTAACCGAACCAGGACCTGTTGCCGTACCATCTCCAGTTAAAGCAGTGATTGCAGATCCAACAGTGGCACTAACCTGTGCTTGTAAGTTCTCAAAAGCAGTGAGAATAGAGTTTGTAGCAATAATAGGAGTATTGGTTCCGGTTGTATATCCGGTCAGCAATTTGCCGGTTACGGTAGTGGAAGCAATGGAAGTAGCACCTGAACTAACAATGCTAACATCTCCACTCATAGCTACTGCAGCGGGCTGGTTAGAGCCATTGCCTACATATATTTCATTAGTAGGAAGGGCGAGCATATATGGGGCAGTCAATGCGGTACCATTCCATACACCGGAAACGATTGTGCCAACAGAAGTTAAAGATGAATTTACAACATTAGATGCCAATGTGGTACCAGTAAGGGTCCCAGCGGGTGCTACTACTGCGTTACCACTCGCTGCAGTGATCAAACCTTTTGCATTCACAGTGAAACTAGGAATACTTGTAGAACCACCAAAACTACCGACATTGGTATTCACTGTCGCAAGAGTAAAAATTGCTGAACCGGGGCCCGTTGCGGTGCCATCCCCGGTTAAAGCTGTTATAGCACTTCCGACTGTAGCTGAGATTTGCGCCTGTAAATTTTCGAATGCTGTTAAGATTGAGTTAGTCGCTAGTATAGGCGTATTTGTACCCGTGGTATAACCAGTGAGTAGTTTTCCAGTGACTGTGGTAGAAGATATAGAGGTAGCACTTTGAGTACCGGTTACATCACCAGACAAAGAACCTGTGAAATTAACAGCAGTCGTAGCATTGGTAGCTGTTCCAGTCAAGTTTGATGTAATGGTACCGGCGGAGAAATTACCAGAAGCATCTCTAAGAACTAAAGTAGAAGCCGTATTAGAAGATGTCGCTGCTTGAGTGGCAGCCACTGAGGTTGCCACAGCGGAAGCAGTTACACCGCCTACTGTGGAAACAACTGTTGCGGTCTGAGTTCCAGTTACGTCTCCGGATAAAGAACCTGTGAAATTAACAGCAGTAGTAGCATTTGTTGCGGTTCCCGTTAGATTTGCAGTAATTGTACCAGCAGAAAAGTTGCCAGAAGCATTTCTAAGAACTAATGTAGAAGCCGTATTTGAAGACGTTGCATTACCAACTATTACAACGGTGGCAGCAATTGCAGATGCGCTTTGTCCTCCCACAGAATTAACTGTTGCCGTTGCCGATCCAGGACCCGTAGCTGAAACATCCCCGGTTAAAGCTGTTATAGCACTTCCAGTAGTTCCACTTACCTGTGCTTGAAGTTTTTCAAAAGCAATGAGTATGGAATCAGTTGATAGGATAGGAGTGTTTGTACCAGTTGTGTAGCCGGTAAGTAATTTACCCGTAACTGTGGCAGAAGATATAGAGGTAGCACTTTGAGTACCAGTTACGTCTCCAGATAAAGAGCCGGTGAAATTAACCGATGTAATTGCATTTGTTGCATTTGTAGCGGTACCGGTTAAGTTAGCCGTAATAGTGCCAGCAGAAAAGTTGCCAGAACCGTCTCTAAGAACTAATGTAGAAGCCGTATTTGAGGAAGTTGCTGCCGCTACAGCAATTGCTGCAGTTGCAACAGCAGTAGCACTTTGCCCACCAACTGTGGAAACAACCGTAGCGCTTTGAGTACCGGTTACATCACCAGATAAAGATCCGGTGAAATTAGTTGATGTCGTAGAAGTAGTTGCGTTACCACTTAAATTAGCGGTGACAATACCGGCGGAGAAATTACCAGAAGCATCTCTTTTTACGATCGTAGACGCCGTGTTAGAGGGAGTAGCTGCATTAGCTAAAAGTTCCGCAGAATGTACGCTTGCCGCAGAACTTCCGCCCACAAACGAAACAACTGTAGCACTTTGAGTACCGGTTACATCACCTACCAAAGAACCCGTAAAGTTAACGGAAGTGGTTGCATTTGTAGCGGTACCGGTTAAGTTAGCCGTAATAGTGCCAGCAGAAAAGTTGCCAGAACCGTCTCTAAGAACTAATGTGCTTGGGATATTAGCACTCGTTGCGGCGAAGTAAGCAGCAGTCGCAGAAGCAACGTTAGCGGCACTTTCACCGCCAACAAAATTTACAGTAGTTACAGCAGACCCAGGTCCTACTGCACTTACATCACCTGTTAATGCAGTGATTGCATTGGTAGCACCAAAAGTAAATACGTTTCCAAAAGAATCTTCTATATTAACGGTGTTGTCTGTTTTAATATATAGAACATAAGACCCTGTTGGGGGTGGCGAAGGAGTGGTGGCTAATGCTGGAAACTGAATCGTACCTGGTATACTCATTTAAACTCCTAAACTATAATTATATCAGCGCCGCTATCGATTACTATTGAGCCAGCTAGAGAAATTTCTAAACTAGGTGCAATCCATGTTTCATCGGTATTAACGATCACATTACCTGTAACGCTTCTCATGGTAATAAAGCCCTGAGCTTCGATAGCCCCACTGTCTTGAACTGAAGTGCCGGGACTATTTTTAATAGTGGTACCCGTTGTATCAGCCCACCGCGTAATAGCGTCAATCGTAGTAGGCGAGATGCCAGTTACATTTCCAGATCCACTACTAGAAGTGTTAACCAGCTGTAATTCCCCAGTAAAATAGTTCAGTGCAACTTTGTAAGCCATTATGTTCTCACCACACTAAGAAGATTAGCGGCCCCATCGTAAGTCAATGTGAGGGTAGCTACAGTCACCGTAGCTTGTTTATAGACCACAATTGTAGGGACGACTTGCCCACCAATAGTAGAATTAGTGAGATCGATTTCGTTGAACTTGTCGGGGACTAATTGAGCAAGATTAATAGTATTTATGCTACCGTCAGCGTTTACGTCGAGTTGATTCTTATCTGGAGCGGGCCCAACAATTCCTACTTCTCCAATAGATATGGTTCCGTCAAACGTAACAGGTTTGGGGTTATTTGGACCGTAAGGATTTCCGTATGGGTCAATATCTATAACTCTATCAGCCATGACAGGAGCTGGCAGATATACGGCGTTGTAATGGTCATCTCGTGGAATGGGAAAATTGTTTTGTTCGGGTGCAGAAATAGTCGCGTCATCAGCAACCAAATAAGCACTAATATCGCTGTGATTTGTGGGAGAAGCCTTGAGACTATTATTATTTGGACCCACTATCAATTGGGTGGGGCTAAGAATGTTTTTGATTTGAAATAATGCTTGTTGGAGCGCGTTGGATTGGAGATTGATTTGCTGTTTTATATAGAAACCAGCGGTACTGTCAATGGTAACAACGCCCAAAGACGTACCATTAGATGTGAAAGCCTGCGGGGGTACCGCAGCCAATTTCTGTTCAAAAGCCATTTTATCCAATCCTTACATTAAGTTAGGAGTTAGTGCCACCACTAACAATACTTTTAGCCCACGCTGAAAGCCCCTGTATTGCTACAGGGTATATGGTAAAGATTGGTTTGGAAGGTCACTATTGTGTAATTCTTAAAAATTCCAAACACTTTTGTATACAAGATTAACACTCTACAATTAAAAAGTCAACATATTTTATATTATAGAGATAACTTATTGATATTTAAGGTCTATTATTTGCTTCATTTGTTAATTGATTGGGATCGGCACAAATTTTTTGATATTCTGCGTCAGCCCGTGCTTCACTTCTTTCGAACTCATTGTCCCTAGGTGAAACCACAATCCCCCCTAGGGTACCTAACACCCCAGCAATGCTCACAGCGTTCACCAGACTCTCTTCCACGGCTTTGGTGGCATCAAACAACCCCAACTCTATGGCATCTCCATACGTCTCATTTTCTACGTCGTAAACCAATTCAGGATTACCGATGAGCTTTGAAATGACTTCGGCGATTTCCTCGACGTTATGGCCAGCATTGTCTAGAAGCGTTTTGGGTAGACTCAAGAGAGCTTCCATGAGGACTTCTCTGGCGGGATCTCCTTCGGGAAGAGTTTCCGCGAGTTTAATAGCCATGTCAATGGCAATCCTGGTGCCACCAGGCAAACAGCCATATTTAATAGCTGACCGCATAGCCATAGTTGCGTCTTCGATACGATCGTGTTTTTCTTTGAGATCAGCTCCAGAGCCAGCAAAAACTGTGAACTTGGCGATACCACAGGTCAGTAGGGCTACTCTTTCTTGAAGCCAAAGCTTTTCAGCCTTGGTTTCAGAATTTGCAATCATTTTAGTTAAGTCACCAGCTCTAACCTCGACATTCATGGGTTCTGGGTCTCCAACTACCGTGGATCTAAACCGATAACTCTCGAAATATTCCATGCCGCCGCCGAGATCGTTGATATTAGCTCCAGACAGCTGATCTTTGATGCCGAATACCTTGGCTCCAGTGAAAGCGGCTAGATCGTATAAAAAAGCTTGTTGGGAATTGGTGAAGCCTCGCATAGGGGTCTTCAAGGGCATAATATTGATAGTGCTAGTGTTGACGAAATTGAACGTCAACGTGGTGAGTACGTTATCCGAAAATCCATGAGCAACTACGACGGTGTTTTTGAAATCTTCGTCGCCAGCCGCATATCTTTCGCCGACCTCGTTTAGAATAGGGGTGATTTGGATGAGATCGTTGATCATACCATCGAATAAGATGAAGCGGGGTTTCTCAAGATAGGCCCTTTGGTTTCCCTGATCATTGATAAAAACATTGTTAAACTTTCCCAGATCTTCGAGTCCGGAATAAATGGGCAATCCGTCGATTCTTTCAATTTTATAATCCTCGGGTCCTGATAATTCTTTGATAGTGATATGAGAGCCTTCGCCGAATCCAATGAGTTCGAAACATTCATAGACTTTATTGGCCATTTCAAGATCGCCGTTGGCACTAATCTTGCCTACCTGTCTGAGAAGGTCTTTGTTGTCTTCGCTGATCATGATAGCACGGCTTTGAATATAGGGTACCAGAATGTCGGAGACCGCTTTTTTGATTTTACGAACGGCTTTCTGAGGACTATATTTGGGATTATTTTGGCAAAATTCGAAAAGATTTTTGATAAGTTGGTGGGCTAGGATAGTGGTGGTTGTGGTGCCGTCGCCCGCGCCTTCGCCGACGCGCTGAGCACTGTCTCTAGAGGTTTCGATGATGACGTGATCGATGGAATCGATGGAACCAAGACTGGTGTAAACGCTGACGCCGTCTTTGCTGATGCGATTACTAATACCGGGAAGGTCGCTCTCAATTAAAACGGTTTTTCCACCGGGCCCGAGGGTACCCCCAACTATGTCCGCGATTCTACTGGTAATATTGAGGACTTTCCGCTTAATAAGCTCGCGGTCGCTGATGAACATTTTTGGGGTGGTCTTGGCTTTACGATGGGACATAGGGCTCCTTTGATATCTGAGCCTGTTATATCATAAGTCTATGATCCATCGTTTCTTTCCACAATCCCAGATTCGAACGTAGCCAAGTGATTGAGCCATTTCTTTCTCAGTTTCTCCTATAGCACCCTTTTCAAGAAGATGCTTTTTTTGACAAGATTGTTTTGAAATTCTCTTATTTCGATATACATAGGAATAGTCAGGTTTTAAATTCTCTTCCATGACGAATCCCGTTTTTTCATAAACCCCTCCAATAGACCAACGATTGTCGGACCAGGAAACAAGTTTTTTATAACTATTTTTCTTAGCATAATCTATAAGAGAAGTCAGCAATTTAGAAGAACCTCCGGAAACAGAAATTCCTCTTTTAAAAACCAATCTATTAAGCGCTAAAATCTCTCCATCTCCTTGACGATGATGATTGTTTCCCGTTACTAAACCGACTAGCTCTTCGTTATAGTACAATCCAAAAGCTATTTTGATTGGAGCAGATCCTTGGATATGATGTTCGTCTAAAAAAACTCTAGCTACTTCCTTAGGAACTTCTTGAATTTGAGTCTTCCTTCCCATAATTTTTGTAGGATTTTTACCAATAGTAGACAGCAAAAAGTTTTTAATTTGATCCTTTCTTTCGGACCATTCGTCGCCAAAGATAGTTATCAAGCGTATTCCGTCATTTTGAGCCTTAATCATTTTATTAAAGTGGTACATTTCTTCTCTTGGAGTAGGACTTTCTTCGTTATGCCAGTATAGTCCACAATATTCTATGCCTATATTAAGTTCTGGTAAGTGTATGTCTATTTCGCTTCCACCAGCTCTATGTTTAAACTTATATTTTTCTACCTTCAAACCCAGACTTTCCATCCATTCTTTTATTTCTATTTCAAAACTAGAAGTTCTATTGCATCCAGAACAGTGCATGCACGAATTTTTAATGACGGTATGGATTTTACTAGTTTCTCTAGTATTTAGACATTTAAGGCATTTAATAATAAAAGATTTTGTTTTGCTTTGAAACCCAGAAACATACTCAAATCCTCTTTCGTTGAGCATTAGTTTTATTTGCTCTAGCGCTTCTGGAGATCCAGCCTGTTCCTTATAAGCATTCCTCATATTTTCCATAGCAAGCGGATCTTTAGCTAATTTTGCTTTATAGGCATGCTTTTGACGTTCTTCTGGAGAAAGGAGGACGTTTTTTTCTTTATTAATTTCTTTTACTTTACTAAGTTTTACACCGCTTAACGCCACTATTTCTTTGTTGGTTTTACCTTGTTTTTTTAAGGAAACCACGAAATCAATCTGCTCTTCGGTATATTTTATCTTGCTTTTAGCAACGATAGCGGCAGTACACTCTTTCGAACAAGAGTTTCCTCTGCCTATCCATTTATATTCAAATTCTTTACTGCAGTTTTTGCAATTCGCAACTTTCATATCTAATAGCATATAATAAAGATTGCGGCTTGTCAACCACGAAATAAAAAAGGCTCCCTATTTTTTAATAGGGAGCCTTAAATAATTGATTTTAAACGATTTCTATTAGCTGAGCTGGCCAGTAATATTGTCGATTAACACGTTTTTTCTTGGCTGGTAAGCTGCCAATGACAGAAACCTAAAATGCGCCTCGGGGAGGCTGAGGTCGCTCACAGCAAGTTTAAGTTTGCTATAAGGAGCAAGCTGAGCGATACCGAGTGTATTGCCCTGGATCAGGAATCCCGTCACAGAACCTGGCTGTTTGTTGCCCAAGTCGGTGAATACAGGGTTGCCCGAACTCTGCTTGATCTTACCAATGAACTTGGCTTGTGCAGCGGTTCCGCCAACACCTGAGCGATATACGTTGTAGTATGAAGCTCCGGATACAGCGGTAATCGTCACAGTCACTTTGTCCCCAGCAGCGGTAACCGTTGCCGTTTGTGGAGCGCCTGGAAGAGATTCGCCCAAGATCGACACGCCCGTCGCGTAGTACACATAGGTACCGGCTTGGAGCAATGACCCAGCAGCACCGGCATCAGCAACAGTAATTGCTGGAGCCGAAGGCGTGCCTTGGCGTGAACGAGCAGGCTGCGTTTTTCCAGAGAGGAAGCGTGAAGCTTCGAGGGAAACAACAGCGCTAGAAGTCCACTGCGTGCGAAGGTGAGCGCCAGTAGCTTCCTGGGCAGACCCAGCGAGCATAATGCGTTCTTTGGCATGCGCGATTTTGTTATAAGCACTCAGAGAGATCGGATCAAGGATTAAGCGATCAGCAGCGCCCATGTTCATGGCCGAGCGAACCGAAGAATCTTCGATGATTGACTGAGTCAGTGTTCCGCCCGAAGACAGTACAACCGTTTGGTTGGATCCGAATTCAGCGAACATCAAGTCTTGCGTGTTAGCTTGCCCATCAGACTGGCGAACCTGTTGGTCGACACCGATCATATTAGGAAGCTGAGCAACAACCGTTGGATTGCCGTCGAAAACACCGGCGTTCGAGAAATCAGCTTGTCCACGGAACAAGTCGAATTCGATATCGCCAGCGAGTTTCATCGCAGCATCGGCAGAAGAGCGGTCTTCAGCCTTAACGCCGTCGAAGGCGCCAATCATGTTTGCAGCAACGGTCACACGACGGATCGTGCTGTAGTATGCCATAGGCACAACAGCGCGAATGAAGTTCGACACGTCTTCTTCGCCGACGCCGCCTTCAAATTGAGCGGATCCACCGAAGATACCGTAGTCTAGCTGACGGTTGAATTGATGAAGTTGCGATTTAACTTCCTTGGAAGGAAGGATTTTCTGCAATTTGATGTGGGAATCGTCGAACGTGACGTTTTGCATCACAGGCGACAAATCTTCCATCATAAGGGCGGCGCCCTGTTCCAGGTTCTGTGGGGAGGCCATGTAACTGCCCGCTTCGAGAGCCTTCATTAGTGACTGAAGTTGTTCGATCATATTTTCATTCTCCTTTAATTAAAGACACCTTATTTGAGCAGGTGGCTAATACTGTTAATGTTTACCTGCCCATTGAGGTAAAACGAATTGATTGCGTCTCTATCGGACTTCTCAAGCTTGGACGGATCCTTCGCCATAAGAATTTTGTGAATCTCGCTCTTAGTAGGAGTCTTCACTTCAACTGGCGTTTCGCTTTTGGCGATAACGTCAAGGGAAGTAATTGCCTTACCTTGAGGAACGGTTTTCTTAGCAAGAGCCGTCAAGAATTCCTTAATCGCTGCCTTTTCAGCTTTTTCAGCTGCAAGTTCGTTTTTAAGAAGTTCGACTTCTGTGTTTTCTGATTTTTCCATCTGCTCTCCATCTGCTTTGCTGGCGGGCGATTTAGCGCCTGGGGTCTTAGAAGGAGCATCGGCAGACATTTCTCCGCCGCTTTTGTGTCCTTCAGTACCTAGGTCTTTTGCCTTTTCGTGTTTTTCCATCTCGGCTGGTTTGGCTTCAGTTTTACCCATACACTTTTGAAGACAGCTATGATGAGCGCTTTGCTCTGCCGGAGACATTGAGCGATACATTTTGTCCATGTGCGCCATGTCTTCTTCGTCATAGTCATGACCCTGTTCATGGCCTTCTTTGGCTTCATGTTCGGGTTTTTCTTCGTGATGCTCTTCTTTGCCTTCTTCCTTAGCTTCTGGCTTCTCGCCTTCAGCAGGAGCGGCTTCTTTGTGTTCGGGCTTCTCTTCATGCTTGTCTTCAGCTGGCTTTTCGCCATCTTCGGACTTCGCAAGAGTTGACTTTTTATTAGCCAATTCAGCAGTAAATGCTAGTTCCACATCGGCTACGAGTTTTGCAACGGCTTCTGGTGTGTACTTCATATTTACTCCTTTCATTATTATATTGGTTAAAAAGTCTATAATTATACGCCCTTAGTAGGCCAGTACAATTGGTCAAGGCTAGCCGTAGGAGCAGCAAGCGAAGCCAAAGCAGCAGCAGGAGTAACGGCAGTTCCGTTAGCAATTGGAGCTAGGTTGTATGCGATACCGAATGGGAAAAGTTCCCATTTGATCGTGTCGAGATCGGCAGCGGCGGGAATTGGATATCCGCCAGAAGTCAGCTCATAAGAGAGTGAAGACGTCGAAGGCGTATAAGCAAGTTCTGCGTTTCCGAAAATGTCGTTGCTAACCATTGGAATTTGTTGCAAATATACAAGAGCAACAGGGCTACCTTCCGTAACGGTTCCGTTATGGGACAAAGTAAGAATCTGTCCACCTTGCGAATCCGAAGCATAGGTGACAGTGTTAAGTCCAGAGTTGTTTTGTAAACGAATTGCAAGTCTGTTGCCAAGATCGCGGGCGACGGCTTGAATTTTTTGTGGTGATAGGATCATAATAAATCTCCTTTAAAAAAGTTAGCCCACATGGGGGCATAAATACGCGTATCTACAGTTAAACATTGTTCTTAATATAGAAAACACTGCAATTTCAATAAGTTAATTAAAATAAAAAGCTTGACTTCTTTAATAGTTATGATATAACTTACATAGAACGGTAATCTTTAATTAGGATTACCAGAAAATAGGAGCTATGTATGAGAGGCCACAATTTATTAGGCAAAACGTTTGGAAAGCTAACAGCAGTAGAAAGAATTGTGCGCGAAAATCCCGAAAAGGGGGAGCAAAGAAGTCGATGGCTTTTTAATTGTGAATGCGGGAGTACTAGAATATCCAAAGCAAGTGCTGTGGTTAAGGGCTTTATTAAAAGTTGTAAAGAATGTACCGCTAAAGAATACAAAAGTGCTCAAGGAGCACGCGGAAGAAATAAGAAATTTGAACCAAAAGAAGCTTCATTCAGAGCAAAGGCTTCTAACGTCAAAGCTCACGCTAAAATTAGAAACATCCCATGGGCTTTGACTTTAGAGCAAACTTCCGAAATATTAAAAATGGATTGTCATTATTGTGGATGTGGGCCCTCCAATCCTTACAATACTTTTAAAAATAGGAGTTGGAAACAGTCTCTTAAATATCCCAAAGAAAATGTTTTGGAGAAAGGTGAAATATTGTATAACGGTGTTGATAGGTTAGATAGTGATATTGGTTACACACCCGAAAATTCGGTCCCATGTTGTACTTTTTGCAATGTCGCTAAAAATGATAGACCTGTAGAAGAATTTCTAATTTGGCTGGATAAATTAGTTAAATTTAGGAGCAAAATATGAAACTGACTCTTATTTCCGACACCCACTGCCGCTTAAGAAAAATTATCGTACCCGAAAGCGATCTTCTTTTGCATGCCGGAGATCTCACCTTCCAGGGCAACGTTCAAGAGATCTCCCAAGAACTTCGAGAACTTGGCCGTATCGCCAAGAATTTTAAACACGGCTGTATCCTAACTCCAGGTAATCATGACCGACTTTTTGAAAACAACTGGGCTCTTGCAAAACAAATGTGCGAGGATGAGGGCATAAAAGTTCTTCATCAAGAAGGAATTGAGGTAGAAGGCCTGAAAATATGGGCATCGGCTAACTCTCCGGCGTTCTGTAATTGGGCTTTTAATGTCGATCGTCTAGAGATAGCCAAGTATTGGGCGGAAATTCCCGACGACACCCACGTCCTTATAACACACGGACCCCCAATGGGTATTCTAGATGGAGTCGAACGTTTTAATGGGAAATTATGCGAATTCGAAATCGAACATGTCGGTTGTTATGCCCTAAAAGAAAGGATTTCGGAGTTAAAACAACTTAAGCTCCACGTCTTTGGCCATATTCACGGAGGATATGGAAAACTCCAAGTAGGCGATATTACTTATGTAAACGCATCAAATTGCACAGAACAATATAGACCAACCAATCCTCCAATCATAGTAGAGTTATAAGCGAATTAATCTTTACATTGAATATTCCCCAACCAACGTTGGGTTCAACTTTAAAGGAGATTTTTAAAATGGCAACTCAACAGACGCCTTCACTTTCGCAAAATACCAAAACCAGGATCGTAGAAGCTGTTACCGCTGTACAACAGGGTAATGAAATCATCGGATCTCTCGGCCTTATGGGCGGAGCTAGAATTAATGCCAGTGCTGACACCGTAGCTTATTCTACTGGAGACGTATCGATCGCATTGGATTCCGGTGGCGCCCCATGTACCTACAGAATCACCTTCCCAGCTACCAATTCACAGATTACCGGCATCAATTGGTTCGAAGTAAAAGGATTCACTCCTCGTGCGCCAAGTGCAGTCGAAACCCTTGATACGCTGGTTTGTGGATATAACTATGATACCACGCTTAATCAATGGTACATTACGGTTCAAATCGTAACCTATGGAACCGGAGCCGCAGTGTCGACCGTAACCTCAGCGGGTTATGTTATCGGTGTACGCGCCGCTGTTTCTTTGAACGCTAACGCAAATCGCCCGTAATTAGTTCTACAAGCTAAAATTTGAGGGGTGTCCGATTTATTTCGGGCACCCTTTTTATTTTTCGTAAGTCGCAGGAATAGAATCTAGCAAAGCGTAAAAATCTTCTATAGTTCCTTTATTGGGAATGGACAAGTCATGCGGGAAATCTACGAGATCGAGTTCTGAAGGATCCGAAGAAGGCGAGCTGTCGAATCTATTGATCCTGGCCGTCGTTAGTTTGGATCCAAACGCCTCTCTTAGCTGATTTACCTCGCTTTTGTAGCGCATATCAGTAATGACGACATTCTTGGTTTGCAGACCCGCTTTTACCAAAGCCTGCTTTACCCAATGCGCGGAATCCACACTGCGCATCGTAGATCCATGCAAGATGGCAAGGGCGCGGGGTGTCCAAAAAAGGTCTTCGTAGATCGGCTTTCCATTGGCGTCTTGAACCAAACCTTGATTTACGGTGGTAAAGAAAACCTGTGAGGTCTTTCCTTCTTTGGTTCGGAATTCCTTAACCAGGAAATTAGCGATCATCTTGGAGTAAGCGTCTTGGGGTTTGACTGGATAGTTTAAGAGAGGCGCTTCTTTGAAATTGGGATCATCTAAACTGTCTCTGGGAATGCCAAACATCTCCGCCGCGATATCTTTCAGGGGATCGGCGAATGCGACACGGACGAAATCGTGGTTTTTGACCAGGTAATCTGCGGCCAAATCTTTTCCGCTTCCCTTGAAAGCGCTGAGAGCTAAAATCATACTATCTCCTTTTTAAGATTTACTGCGGTTTCAATTTGTACGTAGATCTTCTCTACGAGTTCTTTATTTCGAGCTTCGCATCCAACACAGCAGGTTAGATCGGGTAACATCTTAAAAGCCAGGAATGAGGATTCAATAATCTGCTCTAATTTTGCGATTTTCTCTTGATCAGTCATTTGCGCCTGAGTCCGAAGATTTTCATAAGGCCGTCAACCCAACTGGGATGATTTTCTTTTTTAGCCTGCTCAATGATTTCTTGCTCAAGGGCTGTGTACTCTTTTATGATATTTTCATAGGTTAAACCAATGAGGCTATCTGGTTTCGCCTTCTTTTTCCCCTTCTTATGGCTTTTCTTCGTTTTCTTCTTAGTTTTCATGTAGTTACCCCAATTCTGGCTTAAAAGATCAATCTTTACATCAAAAGCTTATCCTATTTGGGAGGCTTTGTCAAGACAATTAAGGGGAACTTATGCCCAGGCTGAGTGCAAAACCAATCATAAACTTTCAGAATATTAACAGTTTTAAATACGCCAATCAATGGACAGTTCAGGCAGGAAACTCTAGTACTCTCTATTTCCAACTCGTGGATTTGGATCAATGCAATCTCAGGTACTTAGCCGGAATCGGAACCAGCAATCAACCCGCTGCGGTTAGGGTGTTCTTTCCGTCAATTGACTGTAGTCAGGTTTTAATGCTTCTGGCCGTACAGAACCCAAACGATGAGAGTGTTTGGAGTGTTGTGATCCCCAGCACGAATACGCCCCAAACCGGGGCTGTGAAGTTTGTACTATTTGAGGGTAACACCCAGACCAATTTCCAGGTGCAACAGATGTTGGTTGTAGAATACTTGGCTGATGGTTCTGATCCAAACCTGCCAGATAATACGTTTTTCTTTTAAATTTAGTTGACAAAACAAAAGGTTATGTGATATATTAAGGGTGTATGAGGAAGAATTGGGACTATCCAGACGAAATAATTCAACTAGCCCTGAAACACGGGAGTATGACGGATTTTATCAAAAATAGCGCCGGAGCATGGCAGGCCGCGAAACGCTTTGGCATAGACAAAAAGATCAAATCTCTTATGCCTGTAAAAAAGAGAGGCGCTTACACTTACGAAGAATTAAAAGAATTTGCTCTTTCGTGCGGAACTAGAGGAGAATTTAAAAAGAAATCTCCGTCTAAGTATAACGCAGCTCGTGATATGGAAATTTTAGACGAAATTTGTTCTCACATGCCTCCTCCAAAAACGGAGGCTTACACGTATGAGGAATTAGAAGCTCTAGTAAAAACTTGCTCTTCTAATCAGGAATTTAGAGATAAATATCCTGGGGCCTATACTGTTGCTTGTAGCAGAAAAGTGTTAAAAAAACTGTGTAAAGATTTTCCAGAAGCTAAAAATAAGAAACATACAAGAGAAGAAGTGGTAGCATTTTTTGGTAAAGATGGATACGAAGTAGTTAGCGAAAAATATGTAAACGCCAACACTCGTCTAGAAACCATTTGTCCGGCTGGCCACACTTATTTTGTTAGATATGGCGATTTCTATACTGGTTATAGATGCGCCGATTGCGTACTTAATAATGTCTCTAAAATGGAGTTGGAACTTCTAGAAGCTCTTAGAAAATACGTTCCAGAATTAAAAAGAAAAAAGTTTAAGGTTACCGTTCTGAATAAATCCCATATTAAAGCTTTTGAAGTTGATATGTATGACTCAGAAAAGAAAATTGGAATTGAATTTGATGGAGAATACTATCATTCTTTTGAGTACATGAGAAGCGATAAAAAGAAAAAGAAATGGTCCGATGAAGATATTCGAAATTATCATGAAATTAAGGATAGCGCTTTAATGGACTGTCACGGTATTTTGGTATTACACATTAAAGAAGAAGAGTGGAAAGTCGACAAACAAGCTTGTATCAACAAAGCTTTAAGGTTTCTAGGAGTATAAAATGGCAGATTTCTCAGCCTCAAGGACATTTCAAACCGCGCAATACCCCGTACACGCATCCCAAACTTCTGGATTGCTTAAGCGCGTAGAACCATTTCTAACTCCCGAACTTTTTATAAACAGATTTCTTTTGGGAGTCCCTCTTAAATTTGCAAACGGACAGTCATTTACCGATGAGATTATAAAAGATCGTATCATGCTCGCAATGAACGAATCAGAAGCGCAAATCGGAACCACAATCACAAGAGAAGAGTTTAAGGATAAACTAGGATTTGACGCCAATTTATACCGCAGCTTTATACATTTAAAGCCACGGCATTCTCCAATTATAAGCATTGAAAGTTTAGCTATTGTTGCGAGCAATGACGAAGTTATTTTTGTTGTACCTAGTATGTGGATAGAGCTATCTTCTTTATCAATGGGTTACATTAACGTCGTCCCACTTTTAGCTGCTTTTGGAAGTTTTTCTGTCACCGGTTCACCAATCACAGCAACGAATCAGGGGGCGGGCGTTGCTTTCCTGGCCCTGTGGGGACAAAATGGCTCATCGCAACACGTCCCAGGATATTGGCAACTTAATTACAGTGCAGGTCTTTCAAATCGCGAAGGACACGTTCCGACTATCGTCAATCAACTCATCGGAACAAATGCGGCCATCAACATTCTCAGCCAAATAGCACAATCTTTTACAACTACTTCTCAAACATTGAGTCAAGATGGAATTTCACAAAGCAGTTCGGGTTTGGGTCCTCGCACCTACGCACTTCGCCTCGAAGAACTCACAAAGAACAGGGATGAACTTATAAAGAAAATCAAGGGAATCTTCGCTAAATCCTATGTAATCGGAGAATACTAAATGTCCTTGCTTAAGCATCTCCGCAAAGCTCTTACCGAAGAGTACTCGCTGAAGAAAGCTGAGGATCCCGTTGCCTACGCTAAGACCGCTTCCACTGGTTTCATTCTTGCTCACCCTGTAAAGATCAACGGCGAAAGTCACAGAAAAGATAATGGTATCGATTACCATTCCACTGTAAAATTCTTCGATAAAGAAAAAGACAACCACGACGACGCCCACAAAACCGCTTCCCAATTAGACCTCACCCCACCCGATCCCAAAGAAACCCATATCGGCACCAATGTGATTAAAGATCGCATGGGTAACGACGTATACGCGATAACTTTGCATGGCAAGCACGCCGACAAGCTCAAAGAGAATCATAAAAAGTTCGATCACATGGGTCACAAAGAAAACTATGACTGGAACGCCCACATCAGTGTGCCTAAAGCCGTACACGATGAAATCAAAGCCAGCGGCCATAAGACCGCGCATGAAGCCGGAATTGAATTCGGGCCAGCACAGCTGAAGCGTGGCAAAGAAGTTATTCATACTTATAAATTAAAAGAGCCGATGAAAAAGTCCGAAGGCGACGCTCCCTCAACCGTCAAGCCTCCTGTCAAAATCAATCCCGAACACGGTAAGGCCATAGCAGATGCCTACGAGGGTATGAAACACGAGCCCAATAGCCCACACGTCAAAGCCGCCTACGATGCTTTGACCAACGAGACCGGCAAACAATTCAAAGACATCATGGGATCCGGACTTAAGATCTCGCAAATCAAACCCGGTCAAGCCAATCCCTACAAAAGTTCCAAAGAAATGCATAACGACATCAAGAATAACAAACATCTGTGGTACTTCCCAACCGAACAGGGCTTTGGTAGTGGTGGGCAAGCTTCGGACCACCCAATGTTGGGCCCCAGCGGTTTCAAACACGACGGCAAGTCTTTGGTACACAACGACATCTTTAGAATCGTTCACGACATCAACGGCCATCACGCCGGTGGAGAAACCGGATTTGGGCCAACCGGGGAGCACCAAGCCTATCTCACCCATAAGAAAATGTATAGCCCTCTAGCGGGAAAAGCATTGGCTACAGAAACTATGGGACAAAATAATTGGGTGAATTTTGGTCCTCACGGAGAAAACAATAGAAAAAATCCAGCCCAGACAAAGTTTGCGGATCAAAAAGCGGGATTGTTACCAGAACACATTACCAATGGAGACTGGCACAATGCATCATAATCAGTGGAAGAAAGAATTTGAAGATTCCGTGGAACCATCTTTACGTAAAGCCGAAGATCTCCATCTAGTCCACTATTCCCCCCAAGCCGGTCTCAAATACATCGACCCAAAGTTCAGCGGAACCGGCGTCGACAGCAGAACCAAAGGCCGCAGCACCGAACACCCACACTCCTTCTATTATAGGCATGGAACCGAACCCGAAGAAGTGGTAACCGGTAGAGCTGCTAACAAATACCACGTTAAAATCGGCGCCGACAAACCCATTTACGATATTGGTAAAGATCCTAAGGGCTTGGTCAGACAAGCCATCGAGGAAAATCAAGGTATTACTAATATGGATACCGTACACTCCAAAATCAAAGAACACGGCTTCCATGGATTCCATAATAGCGGGCACCCCAGTCTTTCCAATGTAGTGGCTATGTATCACCCGCAGCCGGTTCAGAACGACAGCATGCAGAAATCCGAAATCCAACCCCTTCTAAAACCCTGGTCCAGCCAAGCTCAAGCCGCATGGGGTCATTCACCTGAAGGTAAAGCCGCGCTTGGTGGAGAAGCCGCTGTGAAGGAATGGGATAACGCTACCAAAGGCAAGCATCTGCCAAAGCATGTTAAAAAGAACGAATCCCTCGAAAAAGGCGCACTCAAAAATCTCCTAACCGCTGGAACCATGGGCGCTGCTTTGGCCTCCGCTGTTCCCTCAGAAGCCCACGCGCCCAATCACGAACCCCTACATCCCCAAGCCGGTGCTCACCCAACTACGGGCTACGATCGAAAAAAGATGTTAGACGCTATTTCACAAGTTGAGAGTAGCGGCGGAAAAAATACCGTGCACAAGCCAACCTCCATGGGCCGAGCATATGGCCGATTTGCCGAAATGCCCGACATGATCCACGACACTATTCGCCTCAACCCCGATCTGAAACGCCAGCATCAAAAAGCCCTAAATCTTCAGGGTGACGATCTCCACCGTTACATGCAGGACAACCCAAAGTTAGAAGAGCAGATCGCCGATAAACATCTTTCCAGACTCGAACACCATTTCGGCCAGAATCCCAGCCTAATAGCGTTTTCTTGGAACCAAGGTGTCACAGGTACGAATCGCGCCTTAAATCAAAAACACGACATTTCCTCGCACCCATATGTGCAGAAATTTAAACACGCCTACGAAGGCAAGGAGTAATTATGTCAATGAATATTCGCCCCGAAGATATTGATACCATTGAAGACGCAGGTATTTTAGATGGACAACCGGTTAAACTCATCAGAACCCGTGGTGGATTTTGGATGAGCATTATCAACGGCAAAGTCGTTGCAGGCGGATCTCACCCAGCGATCGTTAAGCACAGTGTGTCTAAGATGTTCCCTAACTTCCAAGCCGCTCTCTGCAAAAGTGAAAACGCTGGCATGGACGCCATCGTTGACAAACACTCACACTTCTTATCTGACGATCTGCGTAAAAGTGGTCACGACATCTACAGTATCCAAGAAAACGACGCCATCGAATTCCAAGTCACCAAGCACAACATCAAAGTTGCTGGTATTAACGGTTCCATGGTTGAGGGCTCCCTATCTTTGGAAGCCATCGACTTCCCCGAAGAGTTCAAAAAATCTCTAGCTGCGGCTACAACCGAAAAAGCTCTCTCTGTTAAAGCTAAAACCATCCGGATCAAATAATATGTGCGTAGAACTTGTTAAGAGTGAAACCCAAGTCAGTTTTAAACCCGAACTTCCTCTAGAAGAGCAAATCTGTGGATGCCAGGAAGCTATTATTGACTGCGAACCCGATTGCCCGAAGGTACTGAAGTTCTTGGCCGAAGTCGAAAAGGCCTGCCAATATGGGAAATCGTTGGGAATCAAACTTAGCCTAGTTGATACACACAACTTCGGATTGTTTAAAAAAGTTAAGGATTTAAACCAAGCCATCGCTACTTCTGATATAATACATCAGATAGTTTTGTTTCACGACAAAGCCGATCGTAGACTAGAAGAGATTGCTAACATGTGTAGGAAACCGAATGAATAAAAAGCCCGAAGGCGAACAGATCGAAACTATTTCTTCTGAAGCACCTTATATTCAGGAATCTTTCGATTTAAATCGAATGGACGCTTTTGTAAAGAGTTTAGGTGTTCTCCTAACTCATTGGAAAGCCACGCCTTCACCAATTGGCTTAAACGATAAAGGCGACTATCGTAGAAATACCGGGCAAGTCGATGTTATGACTAGCAACGGCTATATATATAGTTTGGCAGGACTATTCGTTGGTGTTATGACTGGAAACAGCAAAGACCAGCGGCGCCCTGTTGAAGGCGGATTGCTAGACTCAGCGCAGGCCAACCTAATACTACCCAGGTATTACGAGCGCAAACAGACCAACGACGTGGCTTGCGGCGAAGACGGCTGTGTTGTTGATACCGATAAAAACGAAAGAATCTATCTCACCCCCGGAGATAGGTTATACTACGGTGATCCACAAGCCGACGACTTAGTGGTTGGCAAAGAATTGATGAATTTTGAGATCGACAAAGACACCGTTCCCATGTACCCCATTATTAAGATGGACGCACCTATCGTTGATTCTCGCGGAATTTCATATCAACAGAACATCGATTTCGTCATCACTAATTGCGGCGACATTCGGTGGATAGAAGGAAGGCCAAATCCGGGTATTGATCCAAGTACTGGAGAAGGCAGGACATTTTCGGCCCGCTACCTTTATAAAGCGTTTTACTACGTCACCTCTATCTTAAGAGAAGTTAGGATCACCAACACCAGCAAGTTTGGCGAGCCGAGCTGCGACAACCAGGGCCTGAGAAGCGCGGAACGCATGCCGATGTTTGTGCAACTAACCCGTGAATACCTCTATCACAACATCAACAAGGGTTCGGAGACCAATAAAGCACCTCAAAAAGGTGCGGAACTCAGACAGACCGTTGAACCCCCTAGTACGGTTCCAATACAGACTGGAATTGTTAGGGTAGAAACCACGGACCTCGATTTTGATGAATAATTTAAAAAGCTTAAGGAAATCGGTATCCTGCAGGCTTTAAAATAAAGCAATGAATCTTTAATTAGTAAAGGAAAACAATAACATGGCCAACGTTTCAAAGCGCAATATTCCAGGTAATCAAGTTCAGGACCCCTCAGCCATTGGTATCTTGACATACTCAGACCAAGCGGGCTCAGTAAAGACATCAGAAGTCGGCAGAAGTCTAGCGCCTCTTGGCGATGGCGCTGGTGGATTTACCACCGATGCTTCAACGGCGCGTATTTTACCCGGTGCTGGCCAAAATCTTGCCATTTATAATAAAAGCGGAACCGTACAATCGGTTACGGTTAGTTCTAGTGGCTCGACAACGGCTTTGTCAATTGGAGCAACCAATGCAGCTGGCAATGTCGGCGTCGCGTGTACTCCTAATTCCTGGACTTACGTTGCTTGTAATCAATCCAACTGGGTCGTCACGGATTCCTCTAATCTGGTCGTATATTTAATCAATGATTATTCCAGCATCCAAGCCGTGGCACCGGTTTTGGTCAGCCAACCCAACTATCCTCAGCTCTAATTAGATGAAACCGAACGCCGAGTACTTTCTCAGAAAGACACTTGGAGAAGACCTTAAAGAGTCGTTAGGCGAAGTCCTATCTAAGTCCGAAGTCTATAAGCAAGGTACTCGTACTATTACCGATACCGACGATCTTTTTCAAGGTCTTCAAATCGTTCCACGAGCACTACTAAGTCTTTTGGTTAGAGAGTTGTCTCCCATGCAAATCGGAGAAAATAAAGAAATTCGCATTCCAGGAAAAGAAGACACCACGGTTCAGGTTACCAAGCATGAGCGTGATTCCTATAGTGGTCAAATAATTCAAAACAACGTTAAAATCAACGACTTTATGCACCGCTCATTACCGGGTTTAGGTTTGGTTTTGATGACAATGCTAGAACTATACGACTTCGAAGATCTCAAAGAAACTCCTTCCGCCGACCACTCCCATATCAACAAGCTCATCGACGAACGCATGCATCTTCACTCCCTCATCAACCAAGTCGTAGATGGCAAGCTCATGCACCGCGACGCCGTTGAACAGCTTCTCATGACCAAGCTAAATCAGATGGGCACCGAACATAAAGAGATTAAAGAAGAACACAAAGAAATCATGAAGCCCGAAGAACCTAAGGCAACAGTGGTTATTAACATCGAAACCGCTAAAAAACGTCGTCCGTTATCGGAATTCGTGGAAAATCGTAAAAAGAAACTTGCCAAGAAAGAGCATTTTATAGAAATGAAAAAATCCGAAGAAATTTCATGCCCGGATTGCGGGAACGTTATTTTTTCTGAGGGTGCTTACAGCGGCTGTATTTGTTTTGGTGATAGCGATAAAAAGCTTTATGTTAAAAAATCTGAAAACGGCTATATGGTGCGCCCTGGTCGTGGGTGGGATGAAGAGAATCTGGAAATGCTTTTGGAAGCTTTGAGGGGTAATAAAAATGGGTAGCGGCGGCAAGAACAGACTATCCGTTGAAGAAGTTGAGCGGAGGGTTCAACTTGCTCATGGTGGCATGGTTACAATGGTCGGATCTACCTACAAAGGTATGCTTAAAAAAGCATTGTTCGTCGACAAGGATCATGGGGAATGGTGGACAAAACCGGGTGACGTAACATTTAAGAAATCGGGCCATCCCTTAAGATCTTTAGAAAAATCAAGAAATACCTTTACGAGTAAATACGGTATTGGTATCATTAATGCCAGTCAAGTAGAAGAAATAAAAGAAAAAAAGAAAGCAACTACATTCAAAAACCATGGTGTTAAGCATCCTTCTCAGAGTAAGGCGATCAGAGAAAAGGCTCAAAACACGACCCTAGAAAGGCATGGGGCTTTATTCCCGTATCAATGTTCAGACATTGCTCTCAAGGCCGCAAAAAAAGTAAACAATCCCAGTACAAAAATTCATTGGAAAACCGGAGAAGAACTATTTTGTCAAGGCGGATATGAAGCCAAAACTGTTGACTATCTTAATGCCAACCAAATTAACTTCGAATGGCAGCCCAAGACATTCAAAATGCCTGATGGTAAAACATATCGTCCTGACCTATACCTGTCTGACACAGGCATTTGGGTTGAAATAAAAGGCTGGATGAGAAAAGATGCTGAGTTAAAGTGGGACTGGCTCAAATCTGAATACCCTAACGCAGAACTTTGGAATCAAAAGAAACTAGAAGAAATGGGGATATTGTAATGGATACTAATACGTCCCAGCACTTAGTCTTCGCCGGAGATGGCGATAACATTGGTCAAAGACACGCTCGGGCCATTTTGTCCGATGACATCGCTCAAGTAAGAGAAGTTTCGGAACATATCACCGAAGGAAATAATTTTGTAAGAGACTTTGTTGAATCCCATGGGGGCGAATGGATTAGTGGCGGCGGCGACGAATTCTCATTTATGGCTCCTCCTGAGTTTGTGGAGCTTCTCGATCAGCTCCGAAAAGATTATGAATATATAGTTCAAGCCACACTATCCGTTGGATATGGAGATACTATCTCTCAAGCCGGTAAAGCACTTTTGGTTGCTAAAAGTCGCGGAAAAGATCAAGTCGTACAGTACGAAGATTCGATGGAAGACGAGCTTCAGCGTATCGGTGAAGAAGAAAATTCTCCCGACGCAGAAGCAAAAAAAATAAAAGGTGTACTTACTAGCGATAACGGCACGCAAGCACAAGAACCTGGAAACGCGCCTCCAGAATCTGACAAGGTATTGCCAGAAGGATCTGACGCTGCTGTTAACGAACCCACTTCTTGTGAGCCACCAGTTGAAGATAATAATAACGGATATGATTCGGGTTATAAAAATAGCAATCCCACCACTAGAAAAGACTCTTATAGAGCCGAGGATATGACTCCTCCTACGATTGCAAAACCTAACCTAAAACAGCAAACGCCGGTCAAAGAAGCGGTTTCTACCGATATTCAAGAGACCAACCGTCAAATGAATGAAGAACCCGCCAATCCAGATGAAGAGGCTCCTATGATTGAAAAACCAGCACCAAAAGCATACCATGGACAAGCTGAGGGCGACGAAGAAGTCCCACAAAGCAATGTTCCACAAAGTGAGGCTCAGCCTAGAGATAACGATAAACCCGGTGATCTTAAATATGGACCCGGCGAAGGCGAACAGATTCAGCCCGAAGCCGATGTTCCCGTTGAAAACGCTACCACAGATGAAGCCGAAGCCACTGAAGACCAGGACATGGAAACCAAACATTGTGAGAGCTGTACTTGCGCAGATCACAAAGACGCAGAAACTACTTTGGACGAACACGTTGACAATGCTCAGGATTTTGAAAATACCTTAGATGACGGCCAACCTGAAGGCGCGGAAGAAACTTTAGACCAGCACATCGATAATGCCACCGATATGCAAGATAACATGGATCAAGATGGAATTAGTCGTCCCGAAGACTATGACGATAAACGCGAAGACATGGGACTTAGCGAAGAAGACTCCGGCGAACCCGACCTAGACGGCGTTCTTCGCGATGGACTTGATGAGCACGCAGAAAATATCCAGAAAGAAAAAGTTGTCAACATGGTTGGAGAAGCCCTGGAAGGATTCAAGAGTCAGAAAGCAATTCTCGATAAAGCGAAGGAACAAGCGCCAGAATTGTACGCAAGTTGCATTTCCATGTTACGCGCTATGATCGAACTCTGCTCATTGGCTGGAATCAACGATGGTGAAGCCGAACAAGAAGTTAATGAAATCGAAGGTCAGAGTACTGCTCCAGAAGAAACTCCTGGAGAAGAGGGTACGCCAGCTGAAGCCCCTGCTGAAAGCGCATGTCCTAGTTGTGGAAAACCTCACGATGAAGCGGCTCCCCAGGAGGGGCCGCCTGGAGCCCCACAGCAGTAAGCCCGAAGCTCAGGCCGAGGGCGCCGTAGGATCGGTTAAGAAATTGCCGACTAAACATTCTACACCACATATTCCCAAAGAGACCACTCCGGTTGGAGGCGTCAATGCTAAAGGCCAGAAACGCTATATCGATCCCTCTACGGGAAAAGATGCTTACATCGACATGAAAACCCCTAGAGTTAAGGGACCAAGAGGTCTTCCCGTAAAAGGCTAGCATGCTAAAATTCAATATTGACCCCAAAGATATATTGGCTGCATGTAAGGATTCCCAAGAAGAGGTTAAAAAAGCCTTAACTAAAGGTGTAAAAGATCTCGCAGTTGCGGCTCAAGGACATATTGTCGAACTTGCTAAAGGCGAACTGAGTCCGGCTTTGTTTAAGATCTTTAAGGGTGACCAAAAAGAACCCACACTTCGCATAGATACTATTGACGCCAATACCCATGTTATAACCTTATCGGGCTCTGCTTACTGGATTGAAGAAGGCATTGAGCCGGGCAGTGATATGAAAACGGACAAGTGGCTTTTTAAATCTAAAAAGACCAGAACTTCTAAAGAAGGTTACCGCTATTTATTTGTACCATTTGAACATTCAGCACCTCCTAGCACCCAGACCGGCTATGAAAAAGGCCTAACCGACCGCGTTAAGTTCGAACTCAAGGCTAAAAACAAACAACGTAAACAGAATGGCCTATCTCAGATTCCTTGGATGGGGATAGAAAGAGATGAGCATGGTAAACCCAAAGAGGGTTTGATCCATGAATTTGATTTCAAAGGCACCAAAGCAAAAGATAGTTGGACATCTAATCCATTAGAACGTTTGAGGGTCTATCAAGCCGTTGAAAGAGATAAAGAAGGAAAAGCTAAGCTCACTAAAGGCGGCAAAGAAAAAGTAACCCGATCGTGGATGACGTTCCGTACTGCTTCCGAAAATCCAAAAAGTAAAGATAAGTTTATACACCCCGGTTATACCGGCAACAAGTTTATGGATAAAACTAAAGAATGGGCTGAAACCGAATTCTACGGCAAAATCCTACCTGACATTTTTGCGAAGTGGAAGGACTAATATGGGTGGAATATTTCAAACCGACGCACTGCTTAAGACCATACTTGAAGAATCTCTGCAGGATGTTAAGAATAATCTGTGGCTTGTCGAATACATATTAGAAGATTTCACTCAAAACAAGTTCTTGCGCACAAAATTTGGACAAAAGCAAATCGCTGCTGCCAAAGAATTCTTTTTAAATAACAATGTCAATGTTCAGTTACAGTTCTCCAAAGATAAAGAGAAATTCCCAGCTATCTTCTTAACGATGGGCAGTAGTAATGAATTTCAAGAAAATCGCACCATGGGCGACGTTGGAGAAAGAAATATCATTTTACAGCCGTCACAGGTTGGTTTAAAAATACCTTATGTGGTACCACCCTTTATTCCCACAAGTTTTGATGTCGCCACAGGAACTATCGGGGTCCCTGAAGGAATTGATCTCATGCCAGTTTCTCCAGGCATGGTCGTACTGAATCCTGAAAATGGTAACGGCTACCCAGTAATCAGTATTAACGGTCAAAGTATTATGGTTCAAGCCGGGATCGAATTAGACGCGTCCCAACTCGGGGTTGTTCCTCAATATCGTTATTTCCAATCCCGTCTGGGACGTTCATTCTTCGAAGAAACCTGGGCCATGACTATTGCAACGAATGATCCTCAGACGTTGCTTTGGCTTCATAGTTTGGTAGTTTACACACTTCTCAGATATCGTGAGTTTTTTGAACACAATGGCTTTTTGGAAACCAAACTGAATAGTACCGACATTTTTACTCCCGAGTTTAGCAATGCCGGTGGCGAAGAAATCTACTGTAGACAAGTTACCATGAGCGGTCGCGTAGTCCAGAGCTGGATTCGTGGTCTTCATAAGAAAATCGAATCCGTTCTTATTAGAGATATTAATCCTGCCGCTGTTACTTTAGCCGATCCTTCAGGCTATGTCGGCGGCATACGCATCGTTAGTAACCTAACAACTCCTCCTCTTCAACAGAATGATACGACCTATTTTACCGAAAATCCGGAAGACGAAGAGTAATGAAACTACCCAAAACCCCCAAACTCGGTGCTACTTTGGGCTCGACTCTGGGTACAACTTTAGGTACGCCCGCCGCTAGTGCTCCTAAAGACATAACCAAAATTGGTAAGCAAGGTGTGGCTGCGAAAATGCCAAAGCCAAAAGCGCCACGCGATGCATTTGCGCCGCCAAGCGTGTTTTTTGGGAAAAGTGAAGATAAGCCAAAACATCTAAGTGTCTGTAAATTAAAGGATTTTATTGAACATAAAATGAAAAAACGGGCTCAAAAATGATTAGGGAATCAATCTTTATGTGTATAAGGGGCAACTATGGCCGAAAACAATAAAACAGTTTCAGCACGCGATGCAATTCTAGCCGTTCTCGCCAAGGCCAAACAAGTCCTTGAAACTTCCGATCTTGTTAAATCCGAATACAAGACTGAAAATTCCCCTAAGCCCGGCGTTAAGTATGGCAAAATTGAAACCGCTCAAAAAGCGACCGAACGCGATTATAAAGAATATGAAGTGAAATCAGGTGGTTCCAAGGATTCTACCGGCCCTCGTGTTGCTAAGCAAATTTCTCCAAGTGGTAATCCAAAAGAAGAAGCTGAAGGCAACAATAAGCCCGATGGCATGGAACCCCACTACGAGTTTAAAGACAAGGTTGCCGGAGAATTGGCTAAAGAAAAGAAAGCTTTAGGCAAGGCTGAAAATCCAGATAAAGAGCAAGACGCTGCGCTTGGTGAAAAAGTCGAGAACGACGTCGAAGAACATTTTAAAGAAAATGCAGGCGCTGAACGACAAGAAGGACATTCTATGGCTAATCCTGAAGATAAGACCGACAAAGCAACAACGATTCCAAGGCTGATTTTGTCGGCTAAACTATCGAAATTTATGGAATTTCGCCACGCAAAGAAAAAAGCTCAAGAATCCGCCGCCGCCGTAGGATCTCCAGCCGCTTCTGCTCCAGCCCCAAGATCGACCCAGGATAGTCAACCGGACACAAAGAAGATATAATAATGAAAACCTGTTCGAAGTGCGAAATCACAAAAGACCTTGAATGTTTTGGGAAAGCTCCCCAAAACAAAGACGGTCTTAATGGGCAATGCAAAGAGTGTAGAGCCGCTTATTTACTAGATTATAATGAAAAAAACAAAGAAAAGGTTATGGCGGGTCAAAGAAGATATTATAAAGAAAACAGGGTAGAGATTATAGAAGAAAAAAAGATCTATCGTGCTTTGAATTTAGAAACTATCAAACCCAAAACCAATGCTAGACTCAGGGCTAGAAGAAAAAATGATCCTCAATTTAAATTGGCAGCTAATTTAAGAGGACGTCTTAATATGGCTATTAAAAGAGGGTACAAGGCAGGTTCGGCGGTAGATGATTTGGGATGTTCTGTAGAATCTTTTAAATCTTATATAGAAGGTCTACTCCAGCCGGGCATGACATGGGCTAACTATAGCCCAAGAGGATGGCATTTGGATCATAAAGTCCCCTTGGCTAGCTTTGATTTAACAGATAGAGAACAGTTTTTGAAGGCTTGTCATTACACCAATTTACAGCCTTTGTGGGCCGTAGACAATATTAAGAAAGGTGACAAAATTTATGGCTAAGAAACAAACTCAAGCCGCAGAGATGACTCTAGAAGAAGCGAAGGCTTTTCGAGCTGCTTTAGCTCGTCCCCAAGAAAAAACTTTGTCCGGTAAACAAAGACGCGAAGCTTTTAAAGCCTTTTGGGCCCAAAATAAAAAAGCCTACGGCATGACCAATAAGCTAGAAGAAATTCTTTGGCTTCATATGGTTGCCACTAAGAACGATGAACCCGCTAATTTCGAAGCCGGTTTAAAACATTTTGGAATCAAGAAAGTTTAATAGGGAGAAATACAAATGAATCAGCAATTAGTCACTCCAAATGTGTCGACAAACATTCCAGGCACTTATGTTAATTATACCGTACTAAGTCAGCCAATCGGCGTAACTTCCAGCGGTATTCTTTTGATCATGGGCGAAGCCGCAGGCGGCCCTAGCTACGAACAAGTCGCGCTTAAAAACAGCGTTTACACACCCGATCAGCTTCAAAAGGTCATCCAGACCTACACCAGCGGTCAGATCGTCGACGCTTTCCAGGCCATTACCGCTCCTTCTAACGACGCCAACATCTCGGGTACCGCTACCCAAATCTACGTCGTTAAGACCAACACGGGAACCAAAGCTAATGCGACACTTCCTAGTTCTTATGGAACGCTAACCGATATCAACTGGGGAGTTCTTGGAAATCAAGACCAATATCAAACTTTAGCTGTTCAAGCCGAAGTCGCTCCCACTGTGACCGGTGGAACCATTCCTTCTTTCAGTGCAACTCCCAACGCTACTTTTACCGTTCGCTTGAACGGTGGCGCTGCTATGGTTGCAACGGTTGGATCCGGTCCCTATACTACGGGCGCTCAAGTCGCTGCTTCCATCACCGGGCTCCCATCTGGTATCACCGCTAGCGGTAACGCTACTTCTATCACTTTAACTGTCACTGCAGACGCTTCTGCTTGGGGTAAAGGTTGGGGTAAGAGCTTCGAGCTTATCGACAGCACTCCAGGCGATCTGGCAGCTTTAGGTCTTGCTCCTGGTTTGACCGTTTCTTCGGAAGAACCTGAAATCGAACTCCAAGATTCCAATGCTTCTCGCGGTGTCAGCGAAACCTTAACTGCCAACGCAGCGGTAGCTCTTGCTGTTGGTTATGCTGGAACCACAGCTACTCTCACTATTGCCTTGGTTTCTGGCGTCTATACCTTAACCACAACGGTTACCGGCGGCAGCGGTGGAAATCTGAGCATTAACTTAAGCCAGTATTCCACAATCGGCGCTTTGGCGACATTCATTGCAAGTCAAATCGGCTACTCCGCCACTGTCATTCCTGCCGCTAATTCTCTTCCTACTTCGGCATTGGACGCGGTTTCTGCAATAGGTATTTGCGCAACTGGCGCTGGAGACGAACCCGGTCGTATTAAAATGGGACTTTATCAGTTCGAACAAGCGATGGCCACCAGCAAACAGTTGGTTTTCACGCCAATCGCAACCGCAGGGCTTCCCGCTCCTATGACCGCCCCCGCTTATCTGACTGGCGGAACCATCGGCGCCACTCTGGCTGCTGATATCGTTAATGTCGTCGACACCCTGGGCGGTGTAAACGTTGACATTATCGTTCCATTGTTCTCGCAAAACGCTAGCGCCGATATCATCGCTGGTTTGACGGATCCTGCTTCGACTTATACGATTGCCGCTATCAATGCATTGCTTAAGAGTCATTGTATTGAGGAAAGCAATCCGAGCCTTAACAGAAACCGTATTTGTATCTTGTCTATGAACAGTACGTTTGCAATTGCAGCAGCCGCCGCTCAAGGCCTTGCAAGCGCTCTGTGTTCTTTGACCTTCCAGAATGTAACACAGGTTAATAGCCTTGGTGTTATCACTCAGTTCCAACCTTGGTACGCCTCGGTTGTCGCTGCTGGCATGCAGTTGGGCGGATTTTACAAAGCCATTGTAAACAAATACGCAAACCTGATCAGTATCATCGATCCATCGGACTACGATAGTGGGTCTCCTGGCGATACCTCAGAAGCTTTGTCTGCTGGTTTGCTTCCTCTATATACCGATATCGGTGGACCTAAATGGGTTAGCGATCAAACAACCTACGGAATCGATTCCAACTTTGTGTGGAATTCAATCCAGGCCGTGTACGACGCCAACTTGATCGCAAAAGATCTGAAAGTCAGTTTCACCAATGCTTTTGTTGGTCAAAGTTTGGCCGACGTTTCCGCAGCATCAGCTTCTGCTTTCTTAACGCAGAAGATGGCTGGCTACATGCAGCTTAAACTGATTGCGCCTAGCAATGGTGCCCCACTTGGTTTCAACAATGCGAAGATCACAATTGTCGCACCTACAATGACCGTGGCCGTGAACATCTATCTCGCAACGGCGATTTATTTTATTCCAATCAGCTTCAGTATCTCAGCTGTGGAACAATCGGCTTAATTTAGTATAAGGAGAATGAAAAATGGCTGGAGCACAACTACCTAATTTAAATCCCACCAATGGTGGAACAGGTCAAAGCTACACCGTAACTGGTGGAAGAGCTTTGCTTTATTTACCTAATCAATCTGGGCAACTGGTGTTGGCTGGGACCTTTGATACCGTTAGCAGAGGCCGAGGACTTGGGACTGAAGCAATTCATACCCTCGGTCAATATTCGGCCCGCGAAATTGCAATTACTTCTTACAACGAAGTTACTGTAAATTGTAGCGGATTCCGTGTAGTCGGAGCTGGAACTACGGTTCTTGGTCATTTCCCCACACTTGCTGAGATCTTAAACTATTCATCTGTCACAATCAAAGTTGTTGACAGGCAGACTGGCGATACGATTTTAGTCGTAACCGGCGCTGTTCCTACTACAGACAATGAGAACTATTCGAGCCGAGCCACCACCAAGACATCGATTTCTTATACGGGAATCGCGGCTTTCGATGAATCGACCACTGATTCTTCGGGTAATCCGACAGATGGTGAAGGCACGCCAAGTTGGCCATAAGTATTTGACACTACATAGTTAAATTATTATTTGAGGCCGTCAAAATAAAAACTTGACGGCCTTTTTATATATGATATAGTGGGTATATGAATAGAACTTGGACTTTAGAAAAATTACAGAACGAAGCTATAAAATACACAAAAAGATCTGCTTTCCAAAAGGGAAGTAAGACGGCCTACAATACGGCTCAGCGCAAAAACCTACTGGACATTATCTGTAAGCACATGGAAGCCTTTAACATCAATGGCGACAGAAATCCTAATTTTAAATGGTCCCTGGATATTTTAAAACAAGAAGCTCTGAAGTACAATTCAAAAAGCGAATTTAAAGATAAAAATCCAAAAGCTTACCACGCAGCTTGGTACAGCGATGTGCTAGATGAAATCTGCTCCCATATGAAAAACCTTCTCCATTATTGGACGGACGAAGAATTGGCCAAAGAAGCTTTAAAACATAAAAGCAGAACCAAATTTGAAGAAAAAAGCGGAAGTGCCTATCTAACCGCTTGTAGACGAGGTCTTATAGATGAAATCTGCGTACATGCTCCAAAAAATGAGAAGAAAAGCTATGTACAAAAAGAAATATTTGATTTCATTAACTCTTTTTATCCTGATACCGTATACGATACTAGAAAAGTAATATCTCCGTTGGAACTAGATATTTACATACCATCATTGAAGCTAGCCATTGAATATTGTGGCCTATATTGGCACTCAGAAGAATATAAAGAAAATAGCTACCATTATGATAAAATGAAATTTTGCAATGAAAAAGGTATAAGACTGATTACAATATTTGAAGATGAATGGCTAAAAAGGCAGGATCAAGTAAAGAACCTTCTTAAGTCGGTTATCAATAAAAATGAGTTCAAAATAATGGGAAGGAAAACTAAAATTAAAGAAGTGCCCAAAAAAGAAGCTAAAGAATTCTTAGAACAAAATCATATTCAAGGGTCTTCTGTATTTGAAATATCGTTTGGTTTGTATTATTTTAACGAACTACAAGCAGTAATTACCGGCAACAAACATCATAGACAAGGCCATTCCGACACGCTAGTTTTAAATAGATTGGCTTTTAAGACCGATGTGTCTATTGCTGGAGGCCCTTCTAAACTTTTCAATCGTTTAGTGAGCTATGCGAAAGAAAGGGGATACAAGAGGTTAATTTCCTGGTCCGACAATAGGTGGTCTGAAGGAAATGTTTACAAAAAGTTAGAATTTGAATTAACTGAAAATTTACCTGCCGACTATTCTTATTTTAGCAATCAGTCTAGAATATCCAAACAATCTTGTCAGAAAAAGATGTTAATTAAAAAAGGTGCTAAAGGAGATATGTCTATGACCGAAAAAGAATTGGCTTTAAGTCTAGGTCTATATAGAATTTATGACTGCGGTAAGAAACAGTGGTCCATTAATTTATAGCACCCACAACCTCTTGTTTTACCTACTCTTTTTGGATTCAGACCCCCTAAAAACAATCTTTACCTTATGGCGACAGAAACTCCTAAAACCGGCCCAACATATATCCATGGTGTTGGATCTAGCACTGCAATTGATACTGCCGGAGAAATTGTGGATTTGGCCGGTATCGACTGTTCTGCACTTCTGCAAGGCCCATTTTCCTGGGAACATCAAAATACTCAACCAAATCAACTAGTTGGAAAAATATTAGAATACAAAAAGATCTTTTCTGAAGCTGATTGCGAAAACGAACATCACAAACGCTTTTGGGAAAAATGCCAAAATCCGTTCCTTTATGTAATGGGACGTCTTTTTGATGATAAAAAGGACTCTTCAAAAGAAGTCGCTGCCTTATTCATAGACGATGCGGAACATCCTGATGAGCCCCCAATGGTTGGATTCAGCATCGAGGGCAGCAAAGTCGACAAAAAGGGTATTATAGTGACAAAATCTATTGCTCGCAAAGTAACCGTGACAAATGCTCCCGCCAATAAACAGTGCGTCGCCGAACTCATTCCCGGCCCTGAAGTCAAACAAAAATCCGAAGACTCCATCTTTAAATCCGAATTCACCCATACCATCGATCTTGTAAAAACCGAACTTAAAAAAGACGGCAACATGCCCGCTCCTGCGGCCTCACCAAAACCTGATCTGGGTTGGACCGCTAATCCTACCCCTTTTGGTAATCCTATGAGCAATCTAATGTCAGGACTTGGAATGGGTAAAAAAGAAATGAAAAAATCCCAGGTTCCTGGTAGCAAATATCCGCCGAAGTCTGATGTTAAGCCTGGAACTCCTCCCCAAGAAAAAGTTGGAGGCATTCCTAAGTTTGGACCCATTGCTAAACCAACACCCAAACCTTTAGAAAAAGCCCGTGTTGATGAAGGCAAGACTCCGGAACGAAAAGCTTGGGATAGATCTGCTAGAAATGATAGAACTGGCACCACAACTACAACTTGGATTAAACGTCCTAGTGCGGTTGGAGAATTGCTGGGTGCAAAACCTAAAAAAGAAACTCAAACCAATACTCGTTCCCATGCAGCCGCCGGTAACATCGATATGAGAATCGGAACTGCCGCAACCCCAGGACATGCGCCCAGAACATCGTCTACACATGGCGGTGGGACCGTTACGTCGAGTAGAAAAGTAATAGGTACACCTGCTAAATCAATGCAAAAAGCAATGACCGCTGGATCCGGTATGGCTGGACCCGGTACCCTTAGTGGTGGTGCCGCGCTTAGTAAGGAAAGTCTTGACAAGAAGATGAAAAAGGCCGAACTTTTGAAACGCGCCAAAGAAGCCTACCAGACCTGGGAAAAGAGAGAAGCTTTTGAGAATTTTATGGCAAAAAGTATGCCAGAACTTACGAAGCATGAAATTATTGCTATTGGTCAAACGATTGCTTTGTCTAAGTCCTTAAAAGCTGAAGCCAAATTAGCCAAGATGCTAACTTCTAAAGA